TTCCGGTTTGTTTTACAGATCGGTGATCGTCCATGATCCCTCATGTGCAAAGGAATTATCCTTCTTTCTTTCCACCACCCGCAGCTTCCGAACTTAATCGGTACCTGTTACAAGGGTAGTCCAAAAGTTAGACCTTTGCCTCTATAGAGAAGTGGGTATGCAGTAGTCTGGTCATCAGATCAAGAACTCCGCCTCAGCGGTACCATACCTCTATCAATAGATTCTGCCGTCATCAGGTTTTCCTTCCTGGTGTACTGTGGTATCTGTCCACAGAACCTCATATTTATACTCTCTGGTTCAAGAGCCGTCTTCTGTCTTCGACATAAGTCGCCTTTTATACGGACATGCCTGGGTCCATTCCTTGGGTGTAAGTTAATCGTAATACTCCCCAAAGGAGAACTCTGTTACAAAACAGGGGAATGATACAACATCCTTATTTTCATATTTCAAGTCTTCATCAGTCATAGGAATGACCTCAAACTCTACTTGGCCTAGTAATTTTCTAGCCGTGCTATGAACGCGAACGTTGTGTTTCATGGCAGGATTACAATCTCCAGCTCCACTTTCAGTCCAAAGATCCTCGATCTTCTTCGTAAAAAGTTGCGAAATTGTCATGTACTTATACACTCGAGCAAATTCATTTGTCAAAGAGTATTGGGTAGAATCAACATTAGCGATTCTAGAATAAACAGGATCAGATCTTTTAATAGAATCCAAATCCTTCATAACCCTTTTGTGCATAATCCAAAATTCTGCTTCCTTTGGTAAACAAGGTTTAAGAACCTTCTTGTGTTTACTATCATTCATCAATCGTTTGATGACATACGCGGCCTTTCGGTCTGTATCGCCCAATTCATCGGGATGATCAATAGGAAGTCCTATCCCACCAAGCCATTCAGGTAAATACCATGGTATTCCTGGAAATCGTGTAAGTTCCTTCATATTATAATAAAGAAATCTCTTCTTTACAGAAGGCCACAATTCCACTGGACAGCTTCTTTTCAACTCGCGACAGATGACACCCAATTGGTGCACCTTTATTTGGTTAATTCCTCCTTCACCGGAGGCGCGAGAACGTCCCATCATCAATCCAAGATTAATATATTTTCTTTCGAACCATTTGCGTTCGAGATTAATCTCAAAGATTGTAGAATTGATGGTACAAAAATTATTTGAAAAGTAAGTCTTCCCAAGGCTTGACATTAAACCAGCAATCGAACATACTTGTTCCCAGCATGGCCTCAAACGACCTTTAACACCTTTTAAAAGGCAGTCGTCTCCATTCACCAGTAAAGGTGCTATTGGACCAGAAGCGTCATACCGTTGATTAATCAACCGGAACCTTTTTCCTTTCTTTAGATCGGAAAGTTCGAGAGCATATCTACACAATGCAGCATTGGCTATACAGAGAAACGGAAAAGAAACAATAGAACCCATTAACTGACCTTCGGTCTGTGGTAAAGTTCTGTAGAACTTGTCTTCTTTTACAAGTTTCCCTTTCCTCAAAGCAAATTCTTCCTGCCGGATTACACCAGGTAAGCCCATCTCCTTTTCGGAGACCTCGTCACAAAATATATGTTTTGTGAGGGCATCTAACATCTTGGTCTTCAAATTTTGAAGAAAATTAGCTGGCAACAGGGAGAGACATTCAAGATCCATATTCTCACCAATCTCAATCATTAACTGATCAAGAATAGTTTCAGAGACCCACGAATGTAGCTTATTAGTTGAGGACACATAATCGCCCGACAACGCAATTTCAAAAGGTTTTAAATCTCCTAAAACGTTGTTGACATCCTCCTCCGTGACATAACGACCTATCAA